AAAACCAGTAGGTGACATTGCTAAGTAGCGCTGTCCATCTTCTGGAATATCCTCTGCACCAAATGTTGAAAACAATGTCAACAAATCAGCTTTTTCAAGAGCAGAGCTTGTATCATGAATCTGAGTGCTGTTAGCACCCGCGTCCATTGCTGCAATTAAGATTTCGTCAGTCTTGCGACCAAGAGCAGCAGCGGCAGATTGCGCTACAGCTTGACGCTCATTAATGTTGATCTTCAACTCATCAAGCTTGTCGATATACTCTGGCGCGTAGAAGTCAGCCATAGTTGCTTCGACATTGGTGTGTGCAAGTTCCATTGCAGTAACATCACCATTGCGAGTTTTAGTATTTGCAGTGCCTTTTCCAATTACTTGGAAGCGAGCAGTTGAACCTGTGACATTTGTCGTACGCACAGTGTTCCGCAACTTGGAACCCATACGCTGATACGCCATATGTACTTCAGTTTCAAACTGCTTGATAAAGGCTTGATCAATAGTATTAGCCATTTTTACAGTCCTATTAGAAGTTTCAGTTGATCACAGGTATCCGCTTTTCTATCTCAACAAGGGTATCCTTACGGGCCTTTCAATGTATTACGGGCTGTCGTGGTTCATCATAAACACAATTTTGATCTAAATTGCAACGAACAAATTCAACATACTTATTTCCGTTCTGTATAGACACACCAACAGGATCAAACCCTAACCACGTTGCCCAGCTTACCATGCCTTCATAATCAGCAAGAATTGTCATAGACATATGCGATTGGCTTTGATCAAAAAACTCTACTAGCATTCTTGATCCACGCGCCAACATTGTAAAGTTTTCCCTTATTTTACTGGAAAACATTGCAAACATTTGAGGCCAATCTTGATCCTCACAAAACCAAAGGCCACCAACAAACAAAAGCTCACCTCTATCTTTACGGCAGACATAAGCCTCTGAAGTTTTGCTCATTACTTCTAATGCTGTTCTTACATCGCAGTATCCTAATAACTTTATCTCTCTGCGATTTTCTTTTGATAAAACTCTTTCAAGCTCATCAATGTGAAAAGATTTAAGGGGAGTTAAATAGTAACTCCCCCTTTTTATTATCTTAACCTCTGTAAAGTTGTTTAAATCCATCATCCACCTGCTTTACAAAGTTTGCATCTCTATTACGAGGCTCCCAATATCTTGGGTCTTTCATCATTTCTTGCAAGCCTTGCTCAGTAATTGATGGGGAAGGGCTAGCATTTCCAGCAAAGTTACCATCTTTCATTTTATCCATAATGGTTTCTAAAGCTAAAATACCTTCATGAGATTCACACATGCGCTCAATAGCTGGCAGTGCATCTTCTGGAAAAAACTTGTTAGCGAATACAGAAGCGGCTTCAATTCTTGTGCTGGCATTATCACCAAGCTTTGCTGACTCAGCTTCTATATCTGGCTGATCTGCATTAATCGCTTGAGCATACATTTCTATACCCTTTTGAAACTCTTCTTGCCCATAGCCATTCTCAAAAGAATGCTCAGACCACCATTGCAAAAGCTCATTATCAACAGCAAGTTCATCGTCAACAATGTCTGGAAGTTGATAATCACCAGCAGTCTCTGGCCTATCAGCAAAAGCTTCTGCTTTTATTTCTTCAAGCAAGGCTTCTCGTATTTCCTCATCTTTGCCACCAAGTTTAGACTCAAGTTCTTTATATGCTTTTGCTAAATCTTCACCTGTTTTATATTTCTCAGGTAGCCACTCTGGGCGCTCAGGTGCAACAGACTGCTCTACATCTTGCTGAGTTACAAAGTCACGGCCATCTGCTTCAGCCGCTTGAATTGCTGCGTCATCATTCATTTGTTTTTACTCCTATGTGCATGAGATATGCGTTGTTCAAGAAGGCCAACTACATACCGCTGCCCTTCTATATGTCTTAGCTCTTCTGTAGATACGTTAGGTCCATTAACCATCTCAATAGTTATAGACCGAAGATATTGAAGCACAGCCTTTCCAGTAGGCGTGTTAAATATCTGAGCTATGTTTTCACTTATTTCAACGTCTTTATTTGTGTGACGCTGTATTCCATCTATGCCAATATTAGCCTTCGTCGCCAACTTGCATTCCTTGTTGCTGTTGAGCCATTTGCTGCGCTATTGCAGCTATTTGTCTACGCTGTTCTTCATCACGAATCAAGCTTTCTGGCACGCCAAACTTCTTAGAAAGGAATATAGCTGTTTGCTCTGAGTCAACTAACATTTGCATCATCTCAGGGCCAAAGGCTCCACCAACAAGCTCTAAGAAACGCGCAACACTTGAGATGTCTTCGTTTGCTTGCGCTTGTGCAAGCGGAGATACAGAACGCACTTTAACCTCCCTACCATTTACTGTAGGTACTTCTATGCGGCCCTGCTTCTTTAAGATGTAAATTACACGTTGAAGTACGGGCTGCACGAGTTCAGCTTGCAGCCTGCCAAATGAAGAACCCATCCTTCTGGATAGGTCTGCCATTCTTTCAGCTACCTCAGTTGCAGTCGCAGGAGTTTTGTTGGGATCAGCAAGCATATCCATAAACAAAGCCTTGCGAATATTAAGGCGCATATCATTAAGAACAAGCTGCGCTACATCAAAGCGACCAGCAGCTTGTATAGGCTGAAGGCCAGCAGAACCCATAGCCTTTGGTATAATAGTTCCGGGAACCAAATTAATTGTATCAGGATTAATTACGCCATCATCTTCCATCTGATATATACCAGAAATAGACATTTGAGCATTCTCAAGAATAAGCTCAATCGTTAAGTTGGTAGTTTTAATAGCAGACAAAGCATTAAGAATGGGGCCACGACCATATACTTCGCCAGAACACTTGGACCATCTAAAGCAAATAAACGGATTAGACCCTACGCCCTTCATCTGTTTTTGATGTAGCGTTGTTTTAGTAGTCATGCAGAATGCGTAATGATAGTAAGCTTCTTCGTTTCTTCTGCTGTAGTCACGACACACAAGTTCAAGGACAGTAGTTTCTCTGTCCTTACCCATTTGCTGCTCAACCTTTGGATCAAATACAGCGTCAGGAAAAAGAATACTTAGATCGTCAAAAGGGATCTTTTTACGCTCTCTAAATACATGGTCAATCTTATCGTCTGGACCAGTATCAAGTACGACATGCGGAAGAGGTATTGCTGTAAAGTTTATTGGATTAATTGAATCCCCTTCTTCGACGCACAAGACACCAGTACCAACAGCCAAGTCCATAAAGGATTCATGAACCTCTTGGCTAAAGTTAGAATTTTGCAATACCTCAAATACATAATCGGTAACTTCATCTAACTCATTATCAATTGCTTCGCGCTGATCCTTTGGCACTTCGCTGCCAGACATAAGATCAGCCCATCTAGCGAAATTAGGAACAATACCAGACTGCAACCTGCTAGCAAACTCCTGAACGCCTACGACAGCTGTTTCATCAAAGATCTTTTCATCTCTGCGCTGTCCAGCTTCTTCATAATAAAATGACTCACGTTGAGGCAGAGCGTACTCATAACACTCCTCAAAGAGAGGAACCCAGTTTTCCCGAAAAGCTTTTGCCTTTTGGTACTTCTTTAGTTTTTGCTCTGCTAAAGTATTCATTATCCAAACCGCCCTAAGAATCCAGCGCCACCAGAACGGAATAAAGATCTACGACCACGACCGCCACGCATACGGCCACTAGATCCACGCACATTGCGTTTTTCAGTTTTGGTTTCTATTGCTTCAGAAATATCTTCTCGTTTCTTTTCAGCAACCTTTTCAACTTCTTCACGTTTTTGCTCATCCGCTTCAATTCTTTGCTCTACAGCCACTTGCTTTTCTGTTTTCTGTTTTGCCTTTGGCACAGGTTTTTTACTGCTACGTTTTGGAAAGCACATAACTATCTCCTACATTCTAGACCAAACGCCAGCTGATCTGCGTGTACGTGGGCCTTTGTTAAATACATCAAAGTTCCTCTTAGCTACTACAGGCTTAGACGGTTTCTGATTATTCATCAAGGCTCGTCCTTCACCAGCACCTAACAACAGGTATTGAAGCGCGTCATGAATATGCGAATACATGTTTTTATCTGGTTTGTCAGCATATCTTTCACCAGACACCTCCATGCGCTTATACTGATAGCCACCCTCAAAGCCCTTAATAAGCTGTGGACAGCGCCTATCAATTAAAAATGCTGGCTTACCTTCGGTCATCTTGTTCAGCTGGGAGGAGACTGATTCAAGACGCAGGTCAACAGAGTTGGAGGGCGCTGGAAACGCCTTCAAGCCAGCACCGCGCAGAATGTGAAATGGAGTCGATTCATCAGTCTGCGCTCTAAAGTCTCCCGCTGGATCGCCATATATATAGACATCAGAACACTCTGAAAACCTTGTGGCTATTTCCTGCCGCAACACTTCTGCAAATCTTACAATGCCCATATCAAATGCAACGACTTCAGCTTGGATTAACCATCTTCCCCTTACCTTTTGCCCTAGCACGGCGGCGGGGGTTAGGCCAAAGTCTAAGCCGACATAAAGGGGCAACGAAGCGGCAATGGCGATTTCTTCTTTTGCAACATGCGTGTCTGCTGCGAACATTGGGTATATAGGTTTGCCATCTTGAATGGTTCCAAGCTGGTTCATTACATAAACATCTATCCAACTTTTTGTCTTACCTTGAATTAAATTGGGGTAATAAGACTTCAACATGTGCTTTGTGTTCTCAGCCTTGGCGTTTGGAACGTAACCCTCTACTTCTCCCTCTTCATTCTTCTTCGCCACCATCCCAGAGGGCTGCGTATAGAAAGCCCAGTTGTCTGGTTTAACCAGCATCTTAGCTTGCTCACGCGGAATATGATCTGGGATTGGAACCTCTCCAGCCATAATGGGCCACCAATGATCTTCCTCAGGGGCGTTGGTATCGGCAATAACGCCAGTCCAACTAGGACCACCATCACGCATAGAAGGAAACCGCCCAACACGCATCGTACAGGCGTCAATAATACTTTTAGGAACCTCTCGCGCCTCGTTAATCCAGATGCCGGTAAGTTCCAAAGATAAGAGTTTCTTAACATCTTCTGGCCTATCAAGAGCAAGGAAGATAACCTCAAGGTCTATGTCTCCCTTTTTAATGTGATGAGTGTACGGAACAGACCAAGTAAATCTACCCCAATCGCTTTCGGGAAACCAATCAAGCCAAGTCTTAATAGTAGTAGTTCTTAACTGTGGGTTGGTATTACGAATAATAGCCCAACGACTTTTGCGTATTCCTGATTCTGTTTTCTTTTGAGAAAGTGCGCGGCGAAATACTTCAACACAGCAACCAACAGATTTACCAGAACCAACTGGGCCTCTTACGCCACGAAAGAATGTATCGTCTTTCATAAAAGCCTTGAGTACGTCACCATCTGGTTTGTACTTGAAGTCAGTCATCTAAGCCCCTTGTTGACTCCAAAGCGAATCATGTCTTCCACTACTTCAGGCGCAATGCTTTCAATCAGCTTATCGCACTCAGCATTGGTAACAAAAGACTTGCCATGCTTTTCTTCTATGTAAGCAAAGTGAACCTTGCGAACAATGCCGCGAAGAAGATCTAGATCTTGCTGCTTAATGGTAGTTATAAAGCTCACTTTTTAACAGCCTTCTTCTTGGGCTTAGGTGCGGGTTTTGGATCTGGGCCTTCGATAAGACGCCGTGAATCCGAGGTGCGAGTCGCGCCAGAATAAGTTGAGCCGCCTAATGTGTGAGTCGGCCCTGTGTAAATCTTATTATCGTTTGCTGTGTACCAAGCCATTAGGTTCTATACTTCCTTACTTTGTTGGCAATAGCTTTCGGTTGAGCCACATGCTGCTTACCTTTTGCCTTACCCTTTCGTTTAGCTGCGGTTGTAGCTGCATATTCAGAACTACTAAGAGCAGCGAT